CCTGGGATTGTCGTAGCGATTCCGACTGCTGCTTTAATGGTCGCTTTTGCGTCTCCGAGTTTGAGTCCTGTATTATTATCGTTTCCGTCTTTTGTAACATAGAAAATATTTGTAACAGTAACACCCGAACCGACTCGGACAACATCCGTTCCAATACCAGGACGTGCTCTTAACGTAAAGAGTTCTGCGTCGTAAGTATTGAGAGCTAATTCACCTAGTTGTAAATCTGTGACCTCGGGTCTTTTTCCAGGTACAGCAGACCTTTTAATTCTAAACGGAGTCGCCATTTATTCGCATTCGGTATTTACCAAAAACCGCAGTATGTACTGCTTTCATTTATTTATTCAAGTAGCATTATTCCTTCTTGGGCGATACTTGAATAAGTTTACTGGAGGGTCTGGTTTCATCCAGTCTTTGATTTTCTGATATCTTTCTATATCAAAAAACTCCTGTGAGAAGTACCAATCTTCCCAAGGAGTATGTCCCTTATCTTGGTTGCAGGAGTGGCAGCAACAGACAACATTTTTTGTGAAGTCCATTCCACCTTTAGACTGTGGAACGATGTGGTCTATTGTAAGGTTTTCTTCTGACCCACAATACGCACATTGATGTTCCCATTTTTCTCTTATCTCTCGCCTCCATATTCGTTTCGCTTCTCCTGGACTTGTTGTTCGTAAATTGAACAAGTATTCCTGAGGCGAATGGAGGAGATCCATAAGTTACTGCGACTTAGGACTATTTATCTTCTTACAAGCACCACGAGCATATGCCCTTGCCATGCTATCTACATTTGAGCAAGGTTTACCAGACTCTCCACAGTAAGGGCACTTGGCATCAGGTGGGTCATTAGGATACTTGAACTTGCTCATACAACCACAGGTTCTCCTTGCCCTTCTGGCAGTTTGATCTGGGGTAGTTCTTTCACTTCCCAAGAACCACCGACTCCACCATCCATATTCACCACAATCTCATTAGTCGGCAGTGCCTTTGGAATCTCAACATCCACAACAGGTCCCATCAAAAACTTATTACGAGTATAAGTTCTGTTCTGTGAATCAAAGGCAACCATATTCAAAGCATCCATTTCATCACCACAGTCCAGAATCTTTCTTCCAGTTCTTTTATCAATCACTGAAAAATACTCATCGTGATATTTGTTCATCTTTTATTTCCTTTTCTTCATTATAAGATGGTTCTGGTTTTCTGTAAAGACCTGGCCAAGTATCACGAATAATCTCTGCGAGTTTATAGGGTGTTTCTGATGTGATCACGGATTATGATTCTTATTATTTTTGATTTGTTGATAACCCCATACTGCTAGGGTTCCAATTCCAATTCCAGCAAGACAGCAAAGAAACATATGAATTAAATGAATACAAGTGTTATGATCGTGAGAATGCATACTATGAAACGTGAATGTGTCCGATCATTCCTGCCCCCTTATGAGGATCGCACCAAAAGGTATAGTCGCCAGGAGTATCAAAAGAAATGTCAAAGGATTCTCCAGGTGCAAAAGCGAGTCCTGTGTGAGAGAGTTCGGGATGACCATCAACAATAACATTGTGAGGAGGTAGCACATTGTTGACAAAATGAATGCTATCACCAGCACTGATAGAAATTTCATTAGGTTCAAAAACCAAATTTCCGTTGTTGCCCATCTGAACATCTACTGCCCAAGCGGGGAGGGCAAAGAAAAGCGTAGCGAGAAGAGTGATAAGGAACTTCATATAAGTTTACGCAACTTCATTATATAGACAAAAAAAGACCCTTTGTGAAGGGTCTTGTAAAAAATCAAAGAGCATTTCCTCTTGGAAGAATTTCTTCTGGCCAGACATAATTTTCGTGAGGTTGATCAATAGGAGCCATCCACGCTCTTATGCCCTCCGAAAGTAGGATATTCTTCGTGTAGAAGGTTTCAAATTCCGGGTCTTCAGCAGCACGAATCTCCTGGCTCACAAAGTCATAAGCCCTCAAGTTTAACCCCAGTCCGATAATCCCTATACTACTAGTCCAAAGACCCATAACAGGAACAAACAACATAAAGAAGTGAAGCCACCTCTTGTTGCTAAAAGCGATACCAAAAATCTGAGACCAGAATCTGTTAGCCGTAACCATAGAATACGTCTCTTCCTCCTGAGTCGGTTCAAACGCTTTGAACGTATTTGCTTGTTCACTATCTTCAAATAGAGTGTTTTCTACGGTTGCTCCGTGAATCGCACAGAGTAGTGCTCCTCCTAGTATACCAGCAACTCCCATCATATGGAAGGGGTTGAGTGTCCAGTTATGGAAACCCTGAAGGAACAGAAGGAAACGGAAGATAGCAGCAACACCAAATGAAGGTGCGAAGAACCAACTGGATTGTCCCAGTGGATACATCAGGAACACGCTGACGAATACTGCGATAGGACCAGAGAATGCGATTGCGTTGTATGGACGGATGCCTACAAGACGGGCAATCTCAAACTGGCGAAGCATAAATCCGATTAAGCTGAAAGCCCCGTGGAGCGCCACAAAAGTCCAGAGTCCCCCAAGTTGGAACCACCTGACGATATCCCCTTGAGCCTCAGGACCCCAGAGCAGAAGAAGAGAATGACCCATAGAGTCTGCGGGGGTACTCACCGATGCGGTCAAGAAATTGCATCCTTCCAAATAACTTGATGCTAAACCGTGCGTGTACCACGAAGATACAAACGAAGTTCCAGTAAGCCACCCACCAAGAGCAAGATAAGCAGTAGGAAAGAGCAATAAACCACTCCATCCAACAAACACAAACCTATCCCTTTTCAACCAATCATCTAATAAATCAAACCAACTTTTTTGCTGATTTGGTAATGAAAGAGTAGAAGAAGTCATAACCTCCAATCGTATTTCTCATATTTAGTTTACAATACTTTACAAAATAGGTCAATGAGTGTTTCTACTCATCTATATCGTGCATCAATAGTTTTATCTGGGTCAAGTCCTTTTGATATTCTATATTGTCTCCATCTTTCCTTTGTTGCCTCACTTCTATTTCTTTTTGCTTCTTCACTAAGATTATGCTTACCGCAAGCATTCTTATTCCCCTTTCCAGCCTCACTCAATTTTTGCTTTGTTTCTTCACTCAATTTCTTACCTTTCATATGAGTTCTACCTTTACTTGCCTCGCCTATTTTTCTTTTATGTTCCTCACTTAATTTTATACCAGTTCTAAACTGCCTCAACTTCTCTTTACTTTCTTCTGTATGCTTTGACCTACCTTTATGTGCCTCACTTATTTTCTGTTTAGTTTCTTCTGTATGAACTCTTCCAGTTGGGTCCATCAGCAACCTCACAATCTCTTCCTTACCAATAGTTCCTTCTAAACCTTTCCAAGCACAATAATCTTTGATATTACCATATTGCTCCCATAACTTTCTGTGTGCCTCTGCGTGTTCTTCCACAGTCAGTTCAATAAGATTTGATGGGTCGTCAGTTCCACCCATGTGTCTTGGAACAATATGATGTTTATGTTTCATTCTTACTGCTGCTGTCTTTACTACATTATTTATACATTATAGCATAAAAAAAGAGACCCGAAGGTCTCTTTCGTGAGGTATTCTGTTTTAAGAAACTCAACCGATGGTTGGAGCAGTTAGAGCAACGGGAGTTGACTCAGCAGCAGCAAGGTCCAGAGGGAAGTTGTGGGCGTTTCTCTCATGGGACACCTCCATCCCCAGGTTTGCTCGGTTAAGCACATCAGCCCAAGAGTTGATTACTTTACCTTCAGCAGAAAGAATACTCTGGTTAAAATTCAGACCGTTGAGATTAAAAGCCATCGTGGAAACACCAAGAGCGGTGAACCAGATACCTACAACGGGCCAAGCAGCAAGGAAGAAGTGCAGACTACGGCTATTATTGAAGGAAGCATATTGGAAAATAAGGCGTCCAAAGTAACCGTGAGCGGCAACGATGTTATAAGTCTCTTCTTCTTGACCGAACTTGTAACCATAGTTCTGCGACTCAGACTCAGTGGTTTCACGAACCAGTGAGGAAGTAACCAGAGAACCGTGCATCGCACTGAACAGAGAACCACCGAAGACACCAGCAACTCCAAGCATATGGAAGGGGTGCATCAGGATGTTGTGCTCTGCCTGGAACACAAGCATGTAGTTGAACGTACCAGAGATACCCAGAGGCATCGCATCAGAGAAAGAACCTTGACCGAAGGGATAGACCAGGAATACAGCAGATGCAGCAGCAACAGGTGCGCTATAAGCAACACAGATCCAAGGGCGCATACCCAGACGATAGGAGAGTTCCCACTCGCGTCCCATATAGGCGTAGATACCAATCAGGAAGTGGAACACAACCAGTTGAAAGGGACCACCGTTGTACAGCCACTCATCTAGGGAAGCAGCTTCCCAGATGGGGTAGAAGTGAAGTCCAATTGCGTTGGACGAAGGAATCACAGCACCAGAGATGATGTTGTTTCCGTACATGAGTGAACCAGCAACGGGTTCACGGATACCATCAATGTCCACAGGAGGTGCGGCAATGAATGCCACGATGAAGCAGATGGTAGCAGCAAGCAGGCAAGGAATCATCAGAACGCCGAACCAACCCACATAGAGGCGGTTGTCGGTGCTGGTGACCCACTGACAAAACTGTTCCCAAGTATTTGATTGTTTTTGTTGAGCGATTGAAGCAGTCATTTGTTTTTAAAAGGATAGTAAGACCATCAGGGAAATGGTGGAGATACTATGCTCCCCGCACCCTTAGCGGGGATATGAGAGACGTAATTTATACACCCATAGGTCTCGGTTAACGGGTGTTTGACAGTGTTACAATCTGTTAGGGATTCATAACATTTGTTTACCTATTTATCATACTACGATCTGGTTCTGGTGTCAAGCCCTGTATTCTTCGATTTTTTCCAATACCTTGTTCAGATAATGATGCGCCAACCACTTTGGATCATACCCAGACTTATTCATCCACTCTTTTTCCAAGTCTGCCTTTAATTTAATAATCTCACACTTAACAATATCTTTGGTCAGGTGTCCGCGTGGCATAATACTAAAAAACTCTGCTGCTTATTTAGCAACAGAGTTAAGTATTATGAAGTCTTATATCAAACAGTAGTACCGACTTTCACATTTGCTGACACATACTCTAGTACATTTTCTGGAGTAGTCTGCTCATAAGGGTCGGAGTCGGCATTGTCCCGTTGCCCCACTTCCACGAATAGTTTCTCGATGACTCCGTTATCCACGACTGCAGCATAACGCCAAGAGCGGTCACCGAAACCAAGGTTAGACTTGCTGACAAGCATTCCCATAGAACGTGTGAAGTAAGCATTGCCGTCTGGAATGAGTTTGACTTTCTCAATGTTCTGGTCTTGTG